AAAGCACTAGATCCTGTTTCTGATTTCTTTACTAATCCAGATACAGGAACAGGTATGGTTACATCTGCTGGTGAGCAATTGGGAAGAGGAGGCGCATTCAAAGAGATTCCTGAAATGTCATTCTCAATTGAGAAAATGTCTGTTTCTGCTGAGTCAAGAAAACTCCGTGGTCAATATACATTAGAAATGGCACAAGACTTGAAAGCAACTCATGGATTGAATGCTGAAAGCGAATTGGCAAATATTCTTTCAAATGAAATTTTGGCAGAAATTAACCGACAAGTCATTCGCACCATTTACACCGTTGCAAAACCTGGTGCAGCTAATGCAACCACACCAAATACATTTGACTTACTTGTTGATTCAAATGGTAGATGGTCAGTTGAGAAGTTTAAAGGTTTGATGTTCCAAATGGAACTTGAAGCAAATCAAATTGCAAGAGAGACACGTAGAGGAAAAGGTAATGTAATTATCTGTTCTGCTGATGTTGCCTCTGCACTTCAAATGGCTGGCGTATTGGATTATTCTTCTAACTTGAAAAATAATCTAAAATCTGACGAAACCGACAATTTGTTTGCTGGTGTATTGAATGGTCAATTTAGAGTTTATATTGACCCATATCTTCCTGTTGGAGACACTGCACTTGTAACAGTTGGATATAAAGGTACATCTCCTTATGATGCTGGTATTTTCTACTGTCCATATCAGCCTCTACAAATGTTGAAAGCTCAAGATCCTAATACATTCACACCGATTATTGGTTTCATGAGCCGAGATGCAATTGTTGCAAATCCATTCTCACAAGGTCTTACCCGAGTGACTGGTAATGGTATCACTGCTAATGCAAACGTATACTATCGAAAAATGATGGTTTCAAACTTGAAGTAATAAATTAATTTTTATAATTAATTTTTTAGAAAGGGGAGGTGTTTTGCACTTCCCCTTTTTTTATTGGTGAGATATGAACTTAAAAGTGCCGTTGAGGTTCAATTCTATATTACGAACCCTATCGGGATTTTTCAGCATTTCATTGGAGTCAAATGGTTTTGCATTTTCAGTATGTGATACTGTAATGTGAGCAATTCCTTCATCTGTTCTTTCTAAATTATTCATTTCTACTGTGAATGCTTGTATGTTATCATTTTCACAAAGTTCTTTCGTAGTGATAGATATTCTTTTTCCTAGTAATTCACTAAGTTTTTCTGCAGTAGATATTGAAGGATCGTAAGCAATTGTTATATGATTTGACCGAACAATTTTATAATTAGCGTATTCTTTCACTTGATTGTATGAGTCTTCAGATAATAACACTGCATAATAACCATTTATTTTTTGTTCTTCATTGAGAAGTTTGCTAATATCTTGTATTAATTTTTTCATAGGAATATTTAAATGTTGAATTTTTTATGTGTATTAAAGAGAAGTCATTCTTATAATAAAAATGATGTTCTACATTTAAAGCAACTATTAGAAACACATTATACTAAAAAATTTAATTTCATATGTTTAAGTAGTATACCTTTGAATTTTTGTGAGTATATTTTATTAGAAGATGATTTGCCTAGATTTTGGAGTAAGTTAGAATTATTTAAAAATGTTTTTGATGGTAAAACTATTTATTTTGATTTAGATTTACATATACAAAATAACATTGATTGGCTTGATGATATTGAGATAGTAGATGATAATTTTTGGTTTTTAGAAGATTATAAATCTAGAAAAAATAATAGTATAAATTCAAGTTTAATGGCTTGGAGTGGAGATAAAACTTTTATTTATAAAAATTTTATAGGTATAAAAGATATTGTTATGAAAGAATATAAAGGCATCACTCTTTTTAAATATAGGTATAGTGACCAGTCATGGATAAAAGATCAATTATCAAATACAGATATAAAAATTAATCATTTTAATGATAATAAAGTTATTAATTATTATAATAGTTCTTTAAAAGAAAAACAAAATGCAAATATAATATTTTTTAGTGGTCGTACTAAAAAAAGAAATTGTTCTTATAGTGTAAAATATAAAATATACCATCAATTTACTAAGTTTTCAAAGATTTCTTTGGTTACAGAATATTATAATGAACATCTTGTTAAAAAACTATTAGTAGCAAAAAATGATATTGATTTTTTAAAAAATAAAATTTTATTTTATACATTTTTATTAGAATATGAAAGTATTATAAAGTCTGATGAGATATTTAATAAAATTAATCCTGATTATATTATTGAATTAAAATATAAAAATAAATTTGATTATAGAGAATTATCTTCAATTCAAAATTTAACAGAAGATTTTAGAAAAGATGTTTTGTTTATGATAGAAAATGATAAGAAAAAATTAAAACAGTTGGAAACCCAATAACTTTATAAATACAAACAATAAATTAATACATATTTTTTATTTAATAAAGGAATTATGTCAGATATTAAAAATATAATAGACAGATACTTCACTGTCTCTGAAGAATCACCTGAATTAGAAAGAGAACAAGAAAAGTCTGCTTCTTCAAGTAGACAGGCTATTCAAGATAAGATTTCGTTAAAACTTCAAGAAATTGAAGAACTAAAAAAACAATTGCGTGATATTAATGAGGACCATTTACCTGGTGAAGAATATGAATACGATTTTGAAGGAGATATGGCTAAGACTCAGCTACAAAAAGCTTGTAATGCTATTGATACATTAAAATCTATTCTTACGGATAATCAAAATTTACCAGAATGGGTACAGAGTAAAATTACGCTTGCTACTGCATATCTTGATACCGCTGCGGATTATATGAAATCAACAAAGGATAGAAAAGAAGATGAAGGTGAAAAATATCATGATGAGTATAAAGAAAAAACTCCAGAGTCAAAACCCATGATGAGAAAGATTACTCCATTTCAAGTAAAACCTATTAGCGCATCAAAACAAATGATGGGTTTTAGTATGGGTGGTGATTCTGATTACAATGATGAAATGTGAGGTATAATTAATGCAATGGTGTTCTCACAATAATACAATAGATGTAGAAGGTAGATTTGAAGTCTTTATGCTGGACGACAAAGTAACTCCTTCTGGTGGAATTGTAGATGCATTTGGTAGATTGAGAATATCAGATGCATTTACTATTTTTGATTCTCAGCATCGTTATGAAGATAATAATAGATGGAGTACAGCAAACACTGTCAATACATCTATTACACATAATCCAAATACAAGTTCATTATCATTGACTGTAGATGACCAAGCTAATAGTGAAGTCATTAGAGAAACTAAAAAGATTTTCTATTATCAACCTGGTAAATCACTTCTTGTTATGAACACATTTGCTATGAATCCTGCTAAAAGCGGACTCAGACAACGTATTGGATATTTCAATGATCAAAATGGAATTTTTTTAGAAGTTGATGACACTACTGCATATCTGGTACTTCGGTCTTATTCAACTGGAAGTGTTCAAGAAAATCGAATTGCACAGACTGATTGGAATATAGACCGTTTTGATGGAACTCAATTTTCATCAATTCGAAAAAAATATGATGTTCGTTCTGACGGTGTAGATGCCATAGATTTTACAAAATCTCAAATTTTTTGGTTAGACATTGAATGGCTAGGTGTGGGTGATGTTCGTTGTGGATTTGTAGATGGTGGTGCTTTAAAAACAGCACATATATTTCATAATGAAAATATAAATGAAGACACATACATGACAACAGCATGTTTGCCTCTAAGATATGAAATTACAAATAAAACAAATACGGCATCTTCCAGCACACTGAAACAAATTTGTTCAACTGTAGTTAGTGAAGGTGGTTTTAATCCCGACAGAAGAGCACCGACCATTTCTCATGGCAGAGATATAAATCAAACATATACACTTGCGAGTGTTGGTACATTTTACAATTTAGCTACTTTTAGATTGACAGCAGACCATTTAGATGCAATTCTTATACCAGAGAGAATTTCTGTGATGGGAGACAGCAATACAAACTATCAATTTAAAATTGTAAAAGATGCAACATTTTTAACTTCAACCGGTAATCCAATAGACTTGGTATTTGTGCCATCTGAAAACTCGGCATTAGAATATAGTATAACAGATGCTGTTGTGAATACCGGTGATGTGATAGATTCTGGCTTTATTGAAACCAAAGGAGAAGTCTCTTTGACAGGATTGCAATTATTTCAACAGTTGGAAAGATATTTGCAAGTCGGTGGTACTTACGATAGAGGTACATACACGTTAGCTATTTCTCCTGGTTCACAACAATCTAAAGTCGCCGGCCATATTAAATGGCTAAGAGTTGTTTGATTTTCTATAATCATTCATCAACGATTTCAATAAAACTTCTCGCAAAGCAGTAGTTCCTTTTCTCCACAAAGGAAATAGAAAAGACATATCATTTGGAAACTCCTGTATTCTAAGTGCAATGTCTTTTTCTTTACTATGTTGTTCTTTAATTACAGTCAACAGTTGAACCAATCTTGTAGTCTCATTACTTACTTTTCGCTCAACATCTTTGCGATGCTTTTCTATCTCTTGATAGAACTCATCTGGTATATCATCCAACCATTTCATATCATCATTATTAATCAGCGATTCTAAAGTCATACGATAGAAATCTTTATCAGCAACAAGCCTGTGAAGATTCATGTACCAATATGATTTAATTTTAGCACAAGTTCCATCCTTAAACTGTACTACAAATCCTTCTGTCTTTTCTGGTATTGGATCTTCAATTGTATGTTTTTTGACAACAGTACATAACTTTTCAAATTCTTCTCTGTATTTTTCATAATCAATCAGACCAGTTTTATTATCTACTGTTCCAATGAAAATAAGTTCCTCACGTTTACCATAGTTTACTACTATTTGATTTTCTGGGTATATGATTTCAAAAATAGGAGTGATGCCGATATCTAACAAATCGTTTATCAAAGTTACCAAAAATTCATCATAATTTTCATTTAAAATTTCTGTACCCATTCTAGCTTGCTCAGACGCAAAAGACCCCTTGGTGGCGAGATAAACGCTTCCATTAAGCTCATATGGAATGCCCAGAGAGCCGTCTACTTTTTCGTAAACTCCTACGATGTCTGAAACGGGTGGTTGAACTATTTCATCGTAGTTAAAAAACTTTGATGGTCCTCTAGATATAATTTCACCTTTACGTGTGATGAGTCCACGACAGGCTTTTGTTGTATCATTCCAGAAACGTTTATACTGAGTAAACTGTGAGTAGTTATAAATTTTATACTCTGCATCCAATTCATGAGTATTCACATTAATATATTTTTGTTCAATATATTCTTCTAAGTTCTTCAACATGAATTCTCCTTTTGAAATACCGATAAATAATTTTACCGATTTTTTATTTATTAGTCAAGTCAAAAGAGGTTTATGGATTATCTAAACACCAAGTTAGGTATGGCAATGACAATGCGCAAGCATATATCAGAAGAAACATTTGAGCAAGAGTATGATGGTAGTTCAATCAAACTCATGAATCATTTGATTTGGGGTGATAAGGATTTGTTTAAGAAACAATTATTGGCACTTGAGCAAAACGAAAATCTAGATAGTTAAATTAGAGAATGTATAGTCGGTTCCTTCCCAACCGATTTTTCTCAAATCCTCACGTACTTCATTTGTGATTGTTCCTTCTGTTTTTTCTGTTCCGCATATCATAGCTGGATAAAAATCAAGATACATTTCGCCTTGATTTCTTAAATCAGCAATGATGCCGGCGGCTTCACGAAAAGAAAATGTATTGGTAGCATCTCCCTTTTTCCAAACAATATTACACATGGCCAAATATAAATCATTGGCATAATCTATGTTCTGCAATTTTTCATTCACAAAAGATTCTTGAATATCTTGTATAAGTTCATGCATAATTTATCCTATAAAGAATGTTAGCGGCTCCGAATAATCAGTGTACAATTGTTCTTTGAGTTTGTCAAGTTCAGCCTGCGCATCATTAATCATTGCGTTCCCATCCAATTGAACGTTTCCGGGAAGTGTCATTCCTGAGTACTTAGAAAGATTTTGACCCCATTGATATTTTACCTTTGCTTTAAAATATTCTTTAAGCCATCTATCACCATATACACCGGGATATTCTTCAGGGTCTAAGACTTTAAAACATTCTAGAATAATAAAATCTCCAGGTTCAATATCTGCTTTTGAATCTGCACCTGCAAATTCATCAACAAACTGCAATTGATAATCTACACTATCATCTATTTTATCTTCCTCAGTGAGTAAATTCTGATCATTTTCAGTAATAATATTTGCTGGCCTCCAGTCTCTTGCTCCCCAATTCCAGTCAATAAACAATTTATTTTGATAACGATTGAATCTTACATTGTGTTTTGGTTTAAGAATTAAATCCAAAACTTCACCATATTGTCTGAACATTGTATATGAAGTGAGGTCTATACTTGCCCAACTTCGGTCTGTTGCTGCGTTTAGTAGGTGATAAATAGGATCGAAGACTAAATCTACATTTCCAAATATTCCTCTAGATAATGGTATTAATCTCATTATGCCTAAAACAGAGGAACCATCTATGGGAATGTATTGATTGTAAATATCTTCTTCTGAGACCTGATATCTAATATAATCACGATTTGTACCACCAAGATTATATTCTTGAAAGAGTTCCAAAGTATCATCTAAACGGTCTTCTAATTGTTCAGCAGTAACATTTATATGAATCATTGGATGACCCAATGAACGCAAAGCCCATTGTATTAAATCTTCTCTTGTTTTTATCATACGTATAAATAAGTTAAAATTAGAAATTAAACAGTATAGTATTATTTATTAAAATAGTTTCATAAATAAAAAGAACCCTCTAGTATAATTATTATTCTGAAAAATAAAGGAATTTTAAATGTCAGAACCAAAGACTTTACTACCTGAAATAGCAAATAGTCCTTATTTTGTAAAATATCCAGGAAGAAACTTTTCACAAATTTTATTTAAACCAGGATACCCATTACAATCTGCAGAACTCATCTCGTTACAAAATATATTAAATGAACAAATCAAAAGATTTGGTGATCATATATTTAAAGATGGTTCTATTGTTTCATCTACTGGTGGTATAGATTTTGATAACTGTCAGCTTTATGAATTGGCAGATGGTGCAAATACTTCGGTGACTGCTGGTTCTGTGAATAGTACCGTAGTTTTCACAACAAATATCAATGACACTGCAGCTACTGTTCTTGAGGGTAAATTTATAGCCATGAAAGAAGCTTTTGTGGAAGATGGGATCGTTTATCCTATTATGATAGGATTGAAATTTCCCGCAGGATTTCCACAAAATACAATTAGTACATTAAATGAAGTTAAAGTCTATATTAAAGAATCAGACACAAATTTTGTTGAAGTAGGAACTCTTGCAAATTCAACACCCAGAGCCGGTAAATATGGAACTATCAATAGCAGCATATTTTATGTATCTGGATATTTCACAAATATAGCACCTCAAACTTATATATTTGGTGTTGAGAACATTCCTAATTTAAATCGTGAAGTTGGAGTTGAACTTGTTTGGGAAATAGCAGATATAACAGACCCTGTTTATGGAACACAATTATTTGACCCTGCAGAAAACGCATTCAATGAAAATTCTCCAGGTGCTGACAGATTAATACTAAGACTACAATTAGCGGACCATCCTTTAAATTATACACAAACAGATTCTGATTGGAAATTTGTTCCTCTCTTAAAATTTAAAGATGGTAATCTTGTATATAGAGTAAAATATCCAGTATACAGTGTTCTTGGAGAAACTTTAGCAAGAAGAACATATGAAATCAATGGAAATTTTGTTGTTGATAATTTTAAATTAAATATTGAATCTGATTCTGAACTTGCAGGTACACATCTAATTACAAATACTGAAGTGATTACTGCAGGTGAAGAAATTGTTTATACTATTGTGGGTACTAATACGAATTATAATGAACTATCAGTAAACAATTATTTAATGTTTGGTACTGATATTGATTTCAATCGCTTACTTAAAATTATTGATATAGAAAGTAATAATAGAATTCGTGTAAGTGATATACACTATGACCCTTATAACGATGCTGCAGGTGCTGCACTGTTACTTGCAAATCAAAATATAGTTTTAAGAGATGAAGAAAAATTAAATTATGTACTTAGTGAAGGTAAAGCATATGTAAAAGGATATCGTTTTGAAACTACATTCAATACAAAGCTTGAAGATGTTAAAGCAAGAGAAACAGATACTGTTACTAATTTAAATATCACCACAAACGAACATTATTTTGAATTAGAGAATTTCGTTCACACAGAAAATTTTATAGATTTTGATGAATTATCTTTAATTGATATGCATTGTACTTTTCATAAGGAATTGTACAATGTTCAAATAGAACTTGGTGGAGGCTTTACAAGTGATATAACAATTGGAATTGGAAATGTTATTGATATAAATGGCACTAAATTTGAAGCCGTTTCTGCTGTTACAAAAACTGGCGGCATACTTTCAGCAACTTATAGAATTACTGAGTACTCAAAGAATAGCACAGATGGTTTACCTATTGTTGGTCAAAACTACATTGTTATCAATACGAACACAAATGAAAACAACACTTATACCTTACGTACATTAACAAAATTAAATGAAGCACCGTTTGTAAGCAATACTGCAGAAAGTTACGTTGTTCAAACAGTTTCAGATAATACTGCAAATACAGCATCTATTTCAAGTAATGGTTATTCAATTAATTTTACAAGAAATTCTGCAGGCTATTACAACACAGAATTTGATGAAGGTGACTATGTAATTATTAGAGATAGTAATGGATTTGTAGCACATGGTTATGTAAATGATATACCAACAACTGTCTCCACAACTATGACAGTAGACACAAATGTTTCTGTTCTTGATCCAACAACAACATATATTATTGAAAAGCCAAGCTATGCTGATTATTATAATTATCAATACAATTCAACAAAAATTGGAACAATTCGTGCCAACTCGGTAGGAGTCTACGATAAAAATAGATTCAGATATTCTCACTATAAACTTGATTCAACACCAAAGCAATTTGTAGTAACTCGTATCAGTGGTTCTACAATTAGAGGTATTGGATTAAATCTTAGTGTAGTAGACGATGTGTATAATGGAATGCATATAGAAAACAATGGAAGAAGATGGGAAATTGAAGATTATAATGGAACAACTCAAGAATTTACACTAAGCAATGTCTCTCTCATCAATCCTATTAATTTTAGTGTTGGTGATACTGTTGACTTAACATTCTATCTTTATAATATCAAATCAATTGTAAAAAGTGATTATATCAATGGAACTGAATTTTATGGAAACATAAAACAAACCAACACAAATTATCCCACAATAAAAACACCAAATCAAACACAGAAGAAATTTGCTAGAGTAATTAATGAGGGAGAGGGTGAAGTAAAAGCGGTTCGTGTTGATAGTTATGATTTATTCTATCAACAAAAATGGACAAACAGCGGAGGAGTCACTAATCAGATTTCAAATAATATAGGCACAAATTACGCTGAAAATTATGATATTACAAATGATTATGTTAAAGTATATGCTGCTAAAACATTATACGATACTTCAAATGGATATGTAAAGTATCATAAAGGAGAACTTATACCTATAACTTCTGCTATCATAACCAGTTATAATTTTCAAATAGTTTTTGTAGATACTTTTGAAAATAATGATGAGTTTATTGTGCAAGCAGTAATTCCAGTTTCGCAACCAAATCAAAGAACGAAAGACCTTCAAACATTC